TTTGAAGCATTTTATCAGGCTGTTAGGCGTTCATATCGTTTTGGGCAAAAGAATAAAGTAAAAGTTCATATTTTAGTTCCAGAAAGTCAATCAAATGTTAGGGTTACTATTTTAGAAAAACAGAAAAGGCACTTTGAAATGATACAGGAAATGGCTAAATATTCAAGTGAAACCGATTACAAATCTGCAAAATCAAAAGTTATGATAAACAACAAAGAAATTAAAAACGATAAATACCATGTTATTAATGGGGATTGTGTTCAAGAAACAAAAAAGTTAAATGATAATGTAGCCGATTTAGTTGTGTTCAGTCCACCATTTGCAGAACTTTATGTATATTCCGATAAAGAAGAAGACATGGGAAATGTATCGAATTATAAGCAATTTGAACAACATTTTAAATATTTAATTCCTGAGTTAAAAAGAGTTTTAAAAAGTGGGCGTATTTGCGCTGTTCATTGTATGGATTTACCTATACAAAAAGGTAAAGAGGGATATATTGGTTTAAGGGATTTTAGCGGTATGTTAATAGATTGGTTTCAAAGTGAGGGGTTTATATATCATTCTAGGGTTACAATTTGGAAGAACCCTGTTACAGAAATGCAAAGAACTAAGGCATTAGGTTTATTGCATAAAACAATTAAAAAGGATAGTTCAATGACTAGAGTAGGTATTCCTGATTATGTTTTATTTTTTCGTAATGAGGGCGAAAATGAACACCCAATAACACATCAAGATACAGATCCGAGCCAAAAAGATTATTTACCAGTTGATTTATGGCAAAAATACGCATCGCCAGTTTGGTATGATGTTGATTATTCAAGAACATTGCAATATACAACTGCAAGAGATAGCAATGATGAAAAACACATTTGTCCATTACAACTTGATACAATTCAAAGAATTATACATTTATATTCAAATCCTGATGAAGTTGTATTAAGTCCTTTTGGCGGTATAGGTTCAGAGGGCTATCAAGCATTAACAATGGGTAGAAAATCAATATCGATTGAATTAAAGGAAAGTTACTTCAAAATAAATGAACAAAATCACAGAAACGCATTAATTAAAAACAGCCAATTAACTTTATTTTAAATTATGGAAGCAAAACTTAATAGAGAGGATTTGTTGGCACTACTTAAAGGAGTGGTGCCTAATTGGGGGGCAATGGACGACCCTTTAGTTAAAAAAGCTGGTTGGTATTTCTGCGATTATGGGAATAGCCGTTGGAAAAGCTTAGACAATCTAACAGATGAAGAACTATATGAGTGTTATTTAATATGTAAAAATAGTTGGAAAAAATAATGAAAATACAAGCAAAACAACTAAGCAACCTTGTCGAGGACTGCAGGGAACTTATCAAAGAATACATGGAAAAAAACAATTTAACAATTAACGCAATGGGTGTAAAGTGCAAGATACACCCAGCGCAGTTACACTTATTCTTAAGCGGTAAAGGTGGGTTAAATTTAACCACCATGCAGAAAATAGGGAATGTAATTAGTAATAACTAACTTTATAGGTGGGGTATTTACTCCGCCTTTTTTTTATTAATTTTTTTCATTAACTTTGTAGCCTATGAACTTTTTTAAGAAAATAAAGGTAAAACGAGAATTAAAGGAAATCGAGCAACAACTTGAAGCACTTAAGCAAATTAAGTTTTATGAAGCTTTGATTTTAGCCTTACCAACTGAACAGCTTAATGTAAGGGTTGGTTACATGGATTTTGTACTTGAAAAAGACGATAAGTTAAAACCAACGGTAGATAAGATACTTATTGAGGAAATTAATAAACAGATTGAAAAATTAAAGGGTAAGTTATGAGCAAAGTAGGAGCGCCGAAAGGGAATAAAAACGCTGAAAGGTGGACTTTTGAAGAAGCTAGTGCTTTTTTTGATAAAGCCTTAACACTTTCCAAAAATAACGAATACGATTTTATAGGAGAAATAGCCTACGATTTAGATGAAAGTAAGAATATATTTGATTATTTAATAGATAAATTTCCTGAGCTTAAACCATTAAAGGAAAAGCTTTTAACTAACTGTGAAGTAAATTGTTTCAGGAACGTAAAAAAGGAAAATATTAATGTTGCAATAGGAATTATTAACCTTAAATCTAATCATGGGTGGACAGACCGCCAACAATTAGACCATACCACCAAAGGCAACGAAATAAACCAAACGCCTATAATAGTGGCTAACAAGGAAACCGCAGATGCTTTAGAGGAATTAAGAAAACGTTTTGAAGATGAAACTAACGAAGACGTTTCATAATACCCTAAGAGCCTATTTAAAAAATAGCAGATTTATAGTAAATAAGGGGGGTAGCCGAAGCGGTAAAACATATTCGGCACTCCAACTGCTTTATATCATTGCAAGAGATAGCAAGAAACCATTAATCATACACGTTGTAAGCCATAGCACCCCTCATTTAAAGGACGGTGCAATAGTTGATTTTGAACATATCCTAAACGGTCAACAGATTAACATTGATGCCATACGAACGCAAAACCCCCATACTTATAAAATAGGGTTATCAGTTATAAAATTTATTGGATTTGATAACGTAGGTAAATCACACGGAGCCAAGAGGGATATACTATTTATTAACGAGTGTAATTTAATGAAGTATGAGATTTGCCACCAACTATTTCAGCGTACAAGGGGCACTATCTTTTTAGACTATAACCCAAGTAGTAAGTTCTGGATTGATACGTGCGGAATATTGGAGGACGAGCGCACAACATTGATACACTCCACATTTTTAGACAATGCCGAGAATTTAACACCCGCCCAAATTGATGATTTTGAAATGGCAAAGCGCAAACACGACGAGGAACGCCAAAGAGGAATACAAGGCTACTACTATAATTGGTGGCGTGTTTACGGCTTAGGCTTGTTGGGGCGTGTTAGTGGTACGATAATTAATAATTGGGAAGTTGCCCCATTTCCTGAAACAGACGTTTACGGCTATTGTATCGACTGGGGAGCAAAAGACCCGTTTACATTGACTAAGGTGGCAGTCGACAAAAAGGGCAAACGTATTTGGGCGCACCAAGAAATATACGCACCAATGCCGAATTTGGATAATATGGTGGAAGCTATTACCAAGAAGATAAAAGACCGCTCAAAGGTTATAATTTGCGATAGTGCCCGACCTGATTTAATCGTGTTGCTAACAAGGAACGGCTTTAATGCAAGACCATGTTTACCCAAGAAAAAGTTAAATAGTATTCAACTATTATCTAGTTACCAACTACTTATCACGGAACAATCCTACAACATACAAGATGAGCTTTACAAATACAAATGGAAAGACAAAGCGGGGGAAGTACCTGAAGACGGTAACGACCACTCAATCGATCCTTTAGGATATTATTTGCGTTGGTACGACTATACTTATTAATTTTTTTTATAACTTTGCAAATATGATAATTAAAAACTATAATACAGAGCCTTACAACGTTTTCGAAACGAGCAAACCAGCAACCGAAAATGTTTTTATACCCTTGTTTAGTTCGGGGAGGGCAAATACTAATATAAGCGAAAGCTATTTAATCGAAGAGGGGTACATAACCAACGACATGGTTTACGCTGTTGCCAAGCGTATAGCTCAGGTAACCGCAAGTTTACCCATAATACTCGAGAATAATGGGCAATACATTGAGGACGACAACGATGAGTTAAAGCGGTTTATATTCGAGAATTGGCATGATAACGACAGCTTAGAACAGGCGTTGTTTAAAGAGGTGCTATATTTGATACTAACAGGGGATAGTTATCACTACGCACCGTATGAGTATATTGGCGCTAGTTTACCAAGCAAAAATTATATTTTGCCCCCTCAAAATGTGAGGGCGTGGCGTGAAACAATGTCGATATTGTCCGATATTGACCGTTACGAGTTTAATGACGGTATAAGCATTAGGAAGATAAGCCCAACGGAAATAATGCACTGCCAATATTTTAATCCAAGTATTGAGGGAATTAGAAACAACGAGGGGTTAAGTCCTTTACAATCGGGGTTTGATTTGTTGAAATCAACCAATAACCGTAACTTAGCAGAAAGTAGCCTATATGAAAATAGGGGGGCTAGTGGTATTATATCTTCAAAAAATGAATATCCAATTACCGCAGAAGATAGGCAACAACTACAATATGACTTTGATAAGCGTATTGGTGGAGCAAAAAACGCCAACAAAATTATAACCGTTCAGGGAGCTGTTGACTACAAGCAGTTAGGTATGAGCGCAACGGATATGGAGTTACTAGGTATGAGAGCGGAGCACCTAAGGGCGGTTTGCTCATTGTTCGGCGTTCAATCGGTTATATTCGGCGATGTTGGTGCGAGTACTTACAACAACATGCAAGAAGCAATGAAAGACTTTTATAACCAAACGTGTATTCCTATCATGGAGCAAATTTTGGCGCAGAAGAACAAGCAACTAATCAAGCGTTATAACTACATATCGGGGCAAAAGTATAAGTTAACAATAGACAAAAACGATATTGACGCATTGAAGCCTGATTATACCGTTAAAGTAGATAACATATTGAAACTAATAAATGCAGGATTAATGACAGTTGAAGAAGCTAAAACAGAACTAAACCTTTAAAAAATGGAAATAAAAACACTAATTGAGAAAAAAGCAGAAGTATTAAAACTTAGGCGAATTGCAAGAAAATACGACGTTATAACTAAATCCGATGTTGTAGAGATTGAGAGCGAAGACGATGTACTAAAACGCACGATTATCGGCAACACTTATAACTGGTTAGATAATCACGGCGATGTGCATTTATCTGGATGTTTTGCAAAGTCAATAAGTGAGCGTGTACCGTTTTTCTTAGCCGACCATAAACACGATGTAACCGCAAAGGTGGGTATTATTAACGAGGTAATGGAAGCACCAATTAGTTGGGCGGAATTAGGAGTTGATAAAGACGGAAACACCGAATGTTTAAAGGCAAATGTTGACGTAATAGAGGACTTAAACAAAAGTGTATACTACCAATATAAAAATGGTATGATTAACCAACACTCGGTAGGAATGGAATATATTCAATTGGATATTGCAATTAACGACACTTACGACAAAGATGGTTATGCAAATTGGTTAAAATACTTACCAATGTTAGGCAATCCGATTGAAGCTGAGGAGTGCGGTTATTTCTACCTAGTTAAGGAAGCGAAATTGTTTGAAATAAGCGCAGTTTTATCGGGTAGTAATATACTTACCCCAACCATGCAAGACGATGCTGTTATAAAAGAAATTTATAATAAATTTGGAGATATAGAAAAATTTTATGAATTTTGTAAAATCACTCTAGGAACTGAGCCGACAAATGTCACTCAGGTAGTAGAGCCGAAGAAAAAGAACTATTATAAACATTTAATTAAAAAGTAAAAACAATGGAAAACTTTACAGCAGAAACAACCTTTGAGGAATATTTAGGAATGTTGGGTATTACCAACTTTGATGAATTACCTGAAGAGGAACAAGCAAAATTAGTGCAAGACTACCAAGACGCTTTGGCTAACTTGGTTAAAATGTACGAAGAAGAAAACAAGAAAAACAAAACTCAAATTTCAGTAATGAAAAATCAAATGGAAATTGGGTTTAAAGAATTATCTAAAAAATTAGAAAAAATGAAATCAGTTGAAAGCGTAGTAAAGAGCTTTAGCGCTCAAATCCGTGAAAGCTTAATGGCTAACAAACAAGCGTTAAGCGATTTAAAGAACGACAAAAACAAATCCGTTGTATTTAAGGCGGTTGGTAACATGACCTTTAGCGGTAACTTATCAGGCGGTAATGTACCTGTTGAGGATAGAATTGAGGGTTTAAATGTAATTGCTTCAAGAGAGAATAAATTCTTATCGGCATTACAAGCAAAAGCAACTTCAAGCAATGTAATTAGCTGGGTTGCTCAAGCGAATAAAGACGGTTCAGCTGGTCAAACTGCTGAGGGTACTGCTAAAAACAAAATTGATTTTGATTTAGTTGTAGCGTCTGAGAATGTTAAGAAAACAACTGCGTACATTAAAATTTCTAACGAAATGTTAGACGATGTTGATTGGATGCAGTCAGAAATCGAAGCGGAGTTAATGAGAGAATTATTCAAAGCTGTTGAAAACGGTGCATTTAGCGGTGACGGTACAGGAGCTAACTTGAAAGGTGTTAAAACCGTAGCTACTGCGTTCGCAATTACAGGAGCTGACTTTGGCGAGGTAGTTGTTAACCCTAACATTGTTGATGTATTGGTAGCTGGTAACTTACAAATTGAATTAGCTGAGCAAGGACAAGCATCTTTATGTTTCTTAAACCCTAGAGATATAGCGAAATTAAAAGTTCAAAAAGTATCAGGAACAGATAAGAGATATATCGACCGTTTACAAACTATCGGGGACACTTTATTGTTAGACGGAATTACTAAAATCGTTCCAACTACTTTAATCCCAACAGGAGAATTCTTAATGGGTAACTTTGACAAAGCGTACTTAGTAGAAAAAGACGGTGTTAAGTTTGACATCGGTTACGAAAATGACGACTTCACTAAGAACTTTGTTACATTATTAGCTGAGTGGAGAGGTGCGGTTGTTGTTAAGACTAACGATAGAACAGCGTTTATCAAAGGCGACTTTGCATCTGCTGAAGCATTATTACAAACTACGTAATCTTTCTTTCATATCATAGTAGTTTAATTGTTGAATGGTGGGGGCGTAATTGCCCCCACTTTTTTTTTGTAAGATGAATAAAGTAATATACATAATGGCAATATATCAACGCCATGAATTAACTAAGATAGTGTTAGACTATTATCGGGATTTAGGCATTGATTTAATAATTGCTGGTAGTGAGGGCGTAATAAGTCAAGAGGTGGCCAAAGGGTTTAAATACATTGAAGTGGCTAATAGTCCGCTAACATACAAAAATAACGCAATGCTTAAAGAGGTGCAGAAGTATGAACACGATGCAGTTGTTTTGTTAGGGAGCGACGATTTTATTTGTCCTAATACGGTGGAATTTTACAAGCACCTACAAACAGATAAGGTATTTGGGTTTAGTGATATTTACTTTTATTCAACTGAGCATAAGCAGTTAGGATATTTAGAACTTGACAAACATTTTGGTGCTGGGCGGTTTTTCCCTAAGTCAGTGTTAGAAAAGTGCAATTACAAAGCATGGCAAAGGCAATTAGATAGGGGTTGCGACACTGAAACAGAACGTTATTTTAAAACATTGGGGATTGAATTTGAGCGTATAAGTATAAAGAAAAACAATCTTTTTTTAATTGATATAAAGCACGATTATAATATATCGAGCAAAAACATTATCTTTGCTTGTAAGAAAGAAAATTTTAATATTATGGCTAAAAAAGTAGGAAAACAAACAGCGAATAAAGTAGAGCAGTTAACATTTACACCTAAAGCAGTGTTAAACGGTTACGTGCGTGTAATTTGTAACGACAAAAACGAAAGTTTAAAGGGTAGAACATTGTTGTTGCCGGAGGAAAAAGCAAACTTAATAGTTGCTAAAGGTTGGGGAGTTTATGAGGGTTAAGATAGAGGGCAAGAATTACGAGGTTAAGACCTTGTTTGGGGAGTACAAAATAAAGGACTTAATTTGGGCAAATCGTATCTTAAGGGAAAACGATATGAGCCCAAGATTTTGTATGAAGTTGTTAAAGGAAACGACTAACATCCCTGTTGAGGTGCTTGAAATATTGGATTTTGAAAGTGAAATAAAGGTATTAGCTGAAATGAGCCTTATAGGTTTACGCACTCCTGACATTGATGTGTTTATGGATTATGTGCAAGTTGACGGTGTTAAATATTACAAGCGTGAAGAATTGTTAACATTAAGCGGTATTAAAGTAATGTTTGGTAAAAACAACTTTAAACAATTTGCCTTAATGGGACAATTACACGATATATTAGCACGTAATAAGGAAGTTGACCCTACAAACTTAGCTTCATTGGTGGCGGTGTTGTATGGCGATGACTTTTCGGATAAGGCAATAGAGGAACGAGCGAAAAAGTTCATGGACTTAGATTTGTATAGTGCTTTCAGCGGTTTTTTTTTGTTTCAAAGGGAATGGAACAAATTTCTAAATTGTTTGTCGGTATATTCACAAACGAGAGTTCAAGCGCTGTTAAGTATCGAGCGTTTGCAAAGAAGATTATTGAAAACAATTTTTGGTTTTCTTTTGCCTTTGAGGTGGCGGAGCTGGGAATTTTTAATAAACCTAACAAAACGCCTTTAGAGAGTGTACACGAAACAAACTGCATGGATGTACTGCACTATTTAAATGTAAAACAAGCACAAGCTAAATTAATAAATTATGATTAACAAAATAATTGAATTACTTGAAGAAGTTGCAACCGCTTACACTTATGTGCAGGGGTTTAGTTACGCAAGTCCGTACGAAATGAACGGTGCGCCTAGTATGCAATTTCCACATATTTTGGTAGCTGACACGCCCGACTGGAGTAATAAGGGCGAGTATAGGGGCAATGGCTTAGGGAATAAGACAACGTGGGATTTAAGAATATTCCTATTTGACACCTACAACCAAGCCGAGCGTACAACGGTGGGACGTGCAACCAAGCAACAAGAGTTAAAAACCGCAATGGATAGGTATTTAGCTGAGTTTAAACATAGGGCGTTAAATGAGTTAGGGTACAATGTGGAGTTAAGCAACGGATTTGTAGCTAAACGCCAAATGAATGGTAAATTGGAGCAATGTAGTGCTAATTTAAGGGTAACGGGCAACAATACTTGTGATTTAGGAGTTTTTGAGTATGCTGGATAGTTGGAGAGCAAACGGCTTGAATTTAATCGGGGAATTTGTCCTCGATTTGATGAAAACGGAATTAGAGGAACAAGGGCACAGGGCGACTGGTAAGCTAATTGACACAATGACTTACAAGATTAACGGCGATACTATTGAGTTTTACGCTGAGGATTATGCTAAGTTTGTGGATAGTGGGCGAAAAAAGGGAGCGCGTAGGGTGCCGATAGACGCGTTAATTAGTTGGATTGAGCAGAAAGGTATAGCGAGTGGAGATACAGAGGTTAAAAAGGTGGCGTATGCAATCCAAACGGCTATATTTAAAGAGGGTAGCCCAACGGTATTAAGTTTGGAGCACTCTAAAAACGGCAGAAGAAAGGACTTTATCAAGTTTGCAGTTACGGAAAATGAAAAGATTATACTGAAAAAGGTAGTAGAAATATTTGATAAAACGGTAAAAACCGAGTTTATAAATGAAATGGTAAATATTAGAAAGCAATGGCAACAACGAATTTAGGATTAACGGGTAGCCCGTATTTAACCCAAAAGAGGGTGGCAAGGGCACAAACTAATAATGCAAGTGTGATACAAATGCGTATGACCGTAACTATTGACGCGGTTGATTATGTATTTGAGCAGTTACCAGATATTGGAACAAGCAACCTATTTACATTTGAGTTAAATAGCTTTTTAAGAAACTTTGTAGTGAGTAGTTTAAAGACTTTAAGCTCGGGCAGTGTTGCAAGTGGTAACACTACTTTGTTCACGTACGTGTTTGTTGGCTTAGATGTTAACAACGATGTTATAAGTGGGGAAACTTCCGCAAGTGGTACCAACGTAGTAATGAACTACAGCAGTGATGATTTAGCGCCTATTGATATTGCCGATTATCTGAACTCGAATACAGGTATAGCAACCAACTTGCTTTTAACCGACTTTTTAAACCCTAGAAAGGTAATATTAAATAGTTACGTGGCCTTATCAAGCTTTAGAACGGGCGACACTCAAAGGTGGTGCGTAGTATTTACAGACGCAACGGATAGTATAGTGTCAGACGCTGAGGTTTTGCCTGTGTTTGACGGTACACTAGGAAGTGACATAAACTACGGAAGCACTTTAATACAACAATTTGACGAGCCAACAGCCACTAAAATGAGTATTTTTATTGCCGATGTTGGTGGTTCGGGGTTTAGTCGTACGCTTAGGAGTAGAATTTACACCTTTGAAAAGGTTGCCGAGCCTTGCCAATATGTAGAAGTATTATGGATTAATCAATTTGGAGCAATGGAAATTACATTGTTTAACTCAAATTTCGCATTTGGTACGCAAATAAATAAAAAATCATTTGAGAAAGTAAGACCAGTTAACCCAACAGCATACGATAGAGGGCAAAATAATTACATGGTTGAAAGTGTTAAGAGGTTTACCATTTGGAGCGACTATGAAAAAATGGAAGATATAGAGAAATTAAACTACATTTCAGTTAGTCCGCAAGTTGCTGTTAGAATTGGAGCGCAAATAATACCTGTAATAGTTGAAAATGCAACAACGGAAGATTATAATTACCACGAGCCAATTAACCGAGTTACATTTAACATGGTAATGGCTAACAAACGAATAAATGTTGTATAATGGAAGATTTACAGATTTACATAGTAGGTAAGGGATATTTAGATTTACTAGATTTTACCGATTTTCCTTTGGTACTTAAAAAAAGCATTGCCAATATTAGTGATGTAACTGCCCGAGAAAGTGACTTCAGTTACGATTTTGAAATACCTAATAATGCGAATAACAACAGCATTTTATTTGGTATGGAGTATGTGAGTTATGCGGATAAATCTATATTAGGCAAACAAGAAGCGGTTATAGTGTTAAACGGTGCTGAGTACCAGCGTGGATTTGTTGAGGTACGCGCTTCTAGGTTTATGGACAAATATGTTTGTAACTTCTTCGGTGGAAATGCTGAATGGATAGAAGAGGGTGCAAATATATTGGTTAAAGATTTAGATTGGAAAAACGACACGCAGAATTTTACGCAGTCGGGAATTACAACAGTTAACACTTCGGGGCGTTCGATTAATGATATATTTTATCCATTTGTAGATAGGAACACCGCAAACGATATAGGCACGTATCGACCTGTATTTTATTTGCGTAATTTATTTGAGTTGTTTTTTGGTGGCATTGGTTATAGTATAGATAGCGACTTTTTAAGCAGTAAATTTGTAAACGGTTCGGGCGATAACAACGGTTTAGCAGTTGATTTAGGGGTAAACTTTGAATTTGATGAAAGTGATATTGTTGATACTATTGCGCAATGGAGAAGTACGTTAAATATTGATTTAGGGAGGTTAGGAAGATTAATTCAAAGCGCAGGTAGTGCGGTAACAAGTGAAATAACAAGTTTTAATTTAAATAGCAGATACGAAACTAAAATTGATGACGCCTTTGATTTATTCACGACGTTAGGAGGGTATGAAGCACCGAAAGACGGTTTTTATAATTTTACTTTTGATTTTAGAGGTTCAAACGCTGACTTTATAGAGGAAAGCGTAGTAGGAGCGGGAGTTAGTATATTTAGATATAAACCCGCAACAGGAGCAAATTTTCCATTGATAAATTTAAGGATATTAGTTAACGGAATACAAAAAGCCTTTATACCTATAAATTCTTCAACAAATCCAGCGGGTTTAAAAGTTGATTTGGGTGTTTATATGTTGCAAGGGGATTTAGCCACCTTTGAATTGGTTAAAGATAATATAAGGTTAGATAATGGCGCTTTTCAAATTTTTTCAATGTATAGATTTGTGCCTAATGCCAACACTTTCAACATACAATTTAAAGCTAAAATAGAGTTGGGCGATACCTACGCAATTAGCCAAGTAGTGCCTAAGGAAATGAAAGCAATAGATTTAATTAGCGACTTTAAATTTTTGTTTAATTTGTACTTTGACGCGGATATTAAACGCAAGGTAGTAAAGATTGAGCCCCGCAATAGTTGGGTTGATGTGGATAGTGCTGATGTAGATGGATATTATCAAAGTGTTGGTTTGGCTTCAAATTGGACGGACTTAATCGACTATACAAATCCACCTGAGATATTTAACGAATTAAATTATAATAGAGATTTAAAGTTAAGATACAAAGCCGATAACGACGATAAATGGTTACTGCAATGGGAGAAAAACAACAACCGTACGTATGCGCAATACATCCATGATTTAGGCACTAGATTTCCTAATGGCGAAACTATACTTGAAACAAAATTAATAGCGCCAAGCATACAAGGACGTACAAGCAACGTGATTACTTCAATAGTGCGTCAAGAGTACGCCCCATTAATTGGGGTTGATACCGAACAACCGAGCCCGAATAACAGATATGCACCGCGTATAGGGTGGATAGTGAATAGCAGTATTCAAGTTGGTCCTGTTGTTTTTGAGTATTCGAGTTTTGTAATGGAAGCTTTTGATGACTTGGTAGTGTTTGCCGATAGCAGTAAGTTAACTTTTAACGGTACAAACGGACTATTTGAAAGGTTTTGGAGCAAGAATATACGCAACTTAATGAACGCCGTAGTGGTTAAGTGTAAGGTACGGTTAACTAAGTATGAGATTAAAACTTTTGATTTTAGTAAACCCGTTTATATTGCATTACCGCAACAATTAGCGGGATATTACGCGGTGCAAAGTATTGAAGCAAACTTATTAGATGATGATTTGGTAAATGTGGAGTTGCTAACTTACAAAGATTATGCGCCGTTGACCGTTGACCCGAGCCAACGAACGAATATAAACGCAAACACGCAAAACCAACAAAACCAACCCGCAAGATTTGTTTTGTATGAAGACGACACGACAGGGCAATTAATTAACGTGCTAGATGTTGATGATAACGGAAATTTTATAAACCTAATATACGAATAAAATGGCTGAAGAATTAATTTACAAACTAAATTTTGAGGGTGCTGATGAAAGCACAAAGAACTTAGCGAAACTAAAAAAAGAGTTAGCAGATTTAACTGCAAAACAAAAAGAAAATAAGGAAGCTTTAAAACTAGGTACTATTTCGCAAGAGGAATATTACGAGAGCCAAGTTAAATTGGAAGCCGAAACTAAGTCGTTAAAGGAAGCAACGCGCCAAGCTGAAACGGCATACATGGCAAACGCTAAGGCGTCTGCTGGTGCTGGTATGAGTATAAAGCAACTAAGCGCGGAATTGTCTAAAAACAAAAAAGCGTATCAAAACTTAAGCAAAGAAGAGCGCGAAAATGATGCAATAGGTGGCGAATTATTGCGCACTATCCAAGCCCAAGACGCGGAATATAAAGAGTTACAAGTTAGCATAGGTAACACCCAAGTAATGGTAGGTAGTTACTCAGACGCTATACAATCAAGTTTGCCGTTAATGGGGAGCTTTGGCGGACAAATACAGTCTATTATAGGTACATTGGGACAAGTTAAAGAGGCTTTTTCTAAAATAGGTACGGTTGTCGGTAATCAAAGAACCGTTGTGCAAGGGTTTGGGAAATCAACGCAATCTACAAGTAACGATATTAATGGGATGTCCGCAAGTATCGGAAATGCAACCGCCTCTACTATTGGGTATAGTCAAGCGCAGAACATAAGTAACAGTGCAACTCAATCCGCTACTGCTTCAACAATAGGGTTTCAGAGAGCAACTCAATCCGCTACTGCTTCAACAATAGGATTTCAGAGAGCAACTCAATCCGCTACTGCTTCAACTCAAGCCCAAGCGGTCGCAACAAATGTTAGTTCAAAATCGTTAAAATTGTTTAGAATTGCCCTAATTCGTACAGGAATAGGTGCGATAGTGGTGGCTTTAGGTAGTTTAATCGCGGCATTTGCTAGTACTCAAAGAGGAGCGGACGCAATAGCTAGGGCTTTAGCACCTGTTAAAGAAATTTTTGCGGTGTTTGTTGGCTTCTTACAAGATAAAGCATTTGCAATATTCGACCGTTTAAAGGAAGCAATCAACACCCCTAAACAAGCGTTTCAAGATTTACTAGGTTTTGTAAAAGATGTTGTAATAAACCGCTTTAAAGGGTTACAAATGTTTTTTGAGGGGTGGGGCAATATTTTTGTTGGCTCGTGGCAAACTTTAGGACTAAAACTAAAAAAGGTTTTAAATAATGTGCCGATAATTGGAGCTGGTTTAGGTAAAGAAGCACTTGCGAAATTGGATAAAGATATTGCAATGGCTAAGAAAAAAGTTACAGACGGCGCACAAAAGATGAAGAAAGGACTTGCACAAGCAACAGCAATGGACGCAGTAAAAGAGGGCTTTAATAAGGCAGGTAAAGCAATGGATGAAGCTACGTTAAGACGTAACGAAATGGAAAAGTTACTAATTAAAATACGTAAAAGCGAAATTACTTTAAACCGAGATTTGGAGCGTAATAGACGCAAAATGGAGGAGCAAAAGTTAATTTTAGAAAACCAATTACTACCAATCGAGGAAAGAAATAAGGCGGGTAAGGAGTACATGCGTTTATTAGATGAAAATGTAAAGCGTGAAAGTGATATAAGCAAAATGAAGTTGAAACACGCTTATTTAAGTATGAAAGCTAACGATAGCGACGACGAACAAAAAAAGGCTTACTACGATATGATAGCTGAAAACGAACGTATGTTAGCAGAAGCGACAGGGCGACGCATTGAAGTACAAAACAAATTAAACGACTTTCAAAAACAAGACATACAAAAGCAAAAAGAAGCTTTAAAAGAGTTAGAGGATAAAAAACTTGAAGCATTAACAAAAAATCAAATAGCAGAGTTAGAAGCTAGAAAGGCAACATTAGAAAATAATATCCTTACTGCTGAATTTGAAATGGAAAAACAAACAGCGTTAAATGAGGAATATTTAAACAATAAACTTTTTGCAAATCGAAACAATCAAAAAAAATTAACAGAAATACAAAACGAAGCTTTACAAAGTGAGTTTGAACGCAAAAAAAGATTAGAAGAAGAGTTGTATAATTTAAAAATAACATTAACAAAAGAGGGCGCCCAAGAAGAATTAAAACAAAAAGAATTAGAGCTAAAAAGTGAGTTAGATAAAGAACTTGCCAACGAAAAAAACACTTTACAAATTAAAAAGTTTTTAAGAGAACAATACGAACAAGAGTTATTAGATTTAAAAAATCAAAGCTTAGTAGCACAAAATCAAACCGAGTTAGAAATAACGAGAGCGCACGAGTTAAACCTTTTAAATTTAAAAAATGAATTTGCAGAAAAAGACCGCCAAAATAAAATAAATGAAGAAAACAAAAGAAAAGAAAAACAACAAGAGCGAGTAGATGCAGCGCAAAAGGTAGGCGATGAATTATTTAAAGCTGATGTACGCCGAATAGAAGCGACACAAAAGCGTGAAATTGACAGCCTTACATTAAGACGTCAAGCGGGGGAAATATCTCAAGAGGAGTACGAAAAGAAAAGGCTACAAATTGAGAAAGACGCCTTTGAGAAAAAAAAGAACTTAGATATTAAACAAGTATTAATGAACTCGGCGGTTGCGGTTTCTAAGATGTTAAGTCAAGGTGGCGCATTTTCTTTACCTTTATTAATTGCTTTAGCTGCCCAAACTGCGGGACAAATTGCGACTATCAAAGCGCAGAAGTTCAGATTTGGTGGTAACGTTGGCGGTAAATTACACTCACAAGGGGGAACAATGATTGAAGCGGAAAAAGGCGAGGCGGTTATAATGCGAGAGGCGGTAAACCCAATTACAGCTCCTATATTATCGGCAATAAATACGGCTTACGGTGGCAATCCAATCGAGGCAATCGGACAAAAAAACGCACCAATGCAAATGCAACCGCAAAGAATTGAAGTCGTGAATGTTGCAACTGAAACAACAAATATTGCAAATCGTGTAAAAAATTTACAAAATGCAAGGCGGATATAAGTAAAATTTATTAACTTTGAAAAAATATAAACTAAAACTAAAAAAATTATGAGTTGTTCAATAACTTCTAACTTATCGGTAACTTGTGCCGACGAAACTGCAAACGGTGGTTTGTCAAGAATTTTTATGGTAGCAGATAAACAAGTGGCGTCTGTTACATTTGGCGTTTCTCCAGCGCACACTATTACAGGAATTACAACCGTTGATAGTGCTAAATTTGTGGAGTACATGGGTAGATTTGAAACTAAATCCATTGCTACGGAAGCAAACAAAGACAACGGTGGTGTAAGATATACTCACACTATTGAGTTGTTTATCCCGAAATTAAACAAGACTAAAGCTGAGGTATTAGCTCAGTTAGATGCTGTTCGTGGTACGGTTGCAATCGTTGAAACTTACGAGAGTGCGGGTACTGACAAACAAGCTTTAGTATTTGGCTACGATAAAAAAATCGGTGGCGACGCATTTTTAAAGGGTACTACAGCTCAAATGTTAGAGGCTACGGTAAACGGACAAAATGGTTATATGTTAACTTTGGTTGGTGCTGGTACTGAATTAACTAGAGAGTTCATTGGAACTATTACGGTTGAAGACGGTGCAACAGGTACATCTGTAAGCTTTGGTGCATAATGACAAAGAAAAAGTACATATTAAAGAAAAAGTTTGAGAACTGCCTACTTCATAGCGAGTTGGGCAGTTTTCTGCTTACTTCAAAGCTGAGCCAAAAAACCTTAAAACTATTGTACGATAATGGCCACCACGACAAAATTAGTTACGAGTAGTAATATCCTTGAGGTTTGTACCTTTGACCAGTCTATTGATCCGTTTTGGTTTGATAGGGAAATTTTATACTGTCAAGAAATATATTTAAAAAATCTATTAACCGAGGAATTGTATTACTCCTTTTTAGACGATTTTGAAACTTTACCGTTAAGCGCAGAAAATCAAATTATCTACGATAGATATATTAAGTTTATTGTATGTTATGGCACTGCATACCGTTCGGTTGTGGGCAATATCCAAACACAAGCGGAAAATCAGGGGCTAATGGAAAACCGCACAGATTATTCCAACGTAGCAAAAGAGAATGAGCGTAAACAAGCGTTTTTTTTATATGAAAAATGTTTCCATTATCAAAAGCAGTTGGGTAATTTTTTACTAAATAATACGGTTGACTATCCCGACTTCGATGCGACTAAAATAGTGCTATATCCTGAATTTACATATTTTAATTTCTAACAATGTCACTATCAAATCTACATAGAAATTCAACAGAAAGCAATAAGCACACGCCTAAAGGGTTTACCGACGCAACTAACAACAGCAAGTTAATACGTGATGAAAGGGGCGAAAGTCGTTATGTAGATAACATTAATATAGGCACGTTTATAGACTTTGCCGACCCAACATTAGCACCGCCAACGACCACCAACAATCACGTTTATGTATTGGTAGGAGCGGGAACGGTTGATGCTGATTGGGGGAGTGCAGTTGAAAATGATATTGTACGATTTTTCGATGGTGTACCCGTTGCAGTTACACCAACAGCGGGTTATTTTGGCTATAATTTAACCGAAAATAAATATTACAGATTTACAACTGATTGGGTAGAGTTCGCAATTCCGCCTGTTTGGGGTTCAATTACGGGCACTTTATCCGACCAAACAGATTTGCAAACTGCTTTAGATAATGCGGGGCAAAATATTTACAATGGTGTTGATGTAAGTCCATTAACAAAACGTAATAAACTAAGGTTTAGCGGTTACTTAGAAGCGGTTGATGACGCTGTTGCTGAAGAAACGCAAGTAGATTTAAGTAGTACAGCTTTGAAAGAAAGTAATATTAATAGATTTGGCGTAAATGGTAGCGATGAAGTAGATTTAAAAATAGCCGAAAACAAACTATTAACAGGAGATAGCAACGGGTTTGCAACTGAATTAACAGGTACAGAGGGCAGTATAATTGGTTTTGGTGCTAGTAATGAAGTGCAAGAGTTTGAAGCTGTTGAAGTTTATAATATACTTAAAGAAACGGGATTAACGGCCGATAAAACACTTGCTTTGTTAGATATTAGCGGTTTATCTTCAAGTATAAAGGCTAAATTTAACGTTGATACTATTGCGTTTCAGAATAATACAGCAAATTCGGTTACGGTTAACGTGGGTACAACTGCTGGAGGTACTGATGTAGTTAACGCCTTAGTAATTGGTGCAAATGCTTTAGTTTTAGCACCTTTGGGAACAACTTTTTTTAGTATTACAACAGCACAGAATTTATATATAAGTTCGGGGAGTTGGAATAGTGCGAATATTGATATTCATATTAAAGTTTCAAAAATATGGCAATAGAAACTAAATTTTTCAAAGTTGGAACTGATAAAATTTTCAATGTTGGCAGTAGCATTGCTGGAATTAACCCATACGCACAAGGCGAACTATTTATTCAAGTTGCCAATATAACCAACCCAACACAGCAAGAAGCTATTAGATACTTGGTAAAACAGTTGGTAGATAATGAGTTGATTAATAAATTTAATTTTATTTATCCATTTGTCGGGGGCGATGCTACAAGGCACAGCTATAACCTTATAAATCCAAGTTTATACCAATTAACTTTTTTTGGTGGGTGGACGCACTCTACTAGTGGCGCAACTCCTAATGGGACAAATACTTATGCAACTACTGGATTTATTCCCAGTAATATAAGTGGTACAGATAACGCCCATTTTAGTTATTATTCAAGAACAAACGCACAGACAGCGAGTGAATTAATAATGGGGTCGAATAGTTTTGGCTCTGCACCTTTTTCTTATTTACAAATTAGAGATGCGGGAAACAGAACGCAAGGCGCTTTTGCAAATTCTGAAACTAATCAACCAACTTATATTGGGACGACAGATAGCACAGGGTTATTTATGGCTAATTTTCAAAGTAATACACTTCGACAAATTTTAAAAAATAAAACTATTTTAAACCAAAATACAGTAAATTTAGCTATTTTAAAATCAACTGCACCAATATATTTAGCATCGTATAACAACAACGGAACGCCATTAACATATACGACTAAACAATGTGCATTTGCTAGTGCTGGTAATGGAATGAGTAATGTGGAACAAGCTTTATTTTATGATATAGTTCAACAATTTCAAACAATATTAGGAAGAAATGTCTAGAGGTGCAATTATAACAGAAACACAAGCAAACATTTTACAAGGTTTAATGTTTAATGAAAATAGTTTGTTTAGTCCATTTCAAAGATATGAGGTTTGGTATATTTCGGAAGCAGAAGTATTACAGAATACTAATCAATCAGTAAGTTGGGTTAACACTTTACCGTTGGTAGATTTACCGCCTTTATACATTTGGCACGATGAAACTAAATCTATTCAAATTATACAATCAAATAATGATTGTTTAGCGATGTTAGATGAATACCCAGAAATAGCAGTTTATAGAAAAGAAAATAACATTGAAAGTATTAGAGAAAACGGATTTGTTTATGTTTATGTAAATAACCTATTTCCCGAACACAGAGCCTTATTTGAACAATTTAATGCTGAGATAAATGAAGCTTAAAACCAATTTTGAACGCATTATTTTTATTGTTTTAGTTGGAATATTTTTATATTTGTATTATTATGAATAGAACACGAAGCGAAATAATAGACAGCTTATTCGAGCACTCGAAAAATTGTAACTTAGACGCTATACATTACCGTTTAATTGAAGAGGCAGTATATTCCAACGATTGGGATTTTATGCACGATTATGACGGTTGCACGGCGGTTGCTGAATTGCACCACGATTTTTATGTTTTTGATTGCTTTGTGCATGATTTTCATTGGAAAACAGGACGCGGGGGTAAGGTATCGGACAAAATATTCCTTGAAATGATGTTAAGACGCGGTTTGGGCAAATACATAGCCTACAAACGTTATTACGGCGTTCGGTTGGCGTGGGCACTTAAATACAAAAACCAACATAAAAAGAAAGGAAACGTAAGAGAATTAACCGAATACATGAGCATATTTAAAGCGATTAGAAAAATAAAATGACAAAGTTTGAAATTTTTACATTAGAAGAGTTTTTAAAAACATTTCCTACTATAAGACAAAAGTTAACACGTTGCACAATTCATGTAAGTGATAGTCCTGTTAATAGGGGAGATAAAGCAGAACAAATTGAATTGTGGCACAAACAAAGAGGGTTTAAAGAAATTGGTTATCATTTAGTTATTTTACCTAATGGTAATGTACAAATAGGAAGAGATATAAATAAAACAGGAGCGCACGTAAAAGGATTTAATACTGGTAACTTAGGTATTTGTTTAATTGGTGGATTTAAAGGTAAAGATGAAAGAACTGATGAACAGAAAAAAACTTTATCGTATTTGATAGTAGAGTTAATAGACAGAAAAATATTAAGTCAAGAACATTTTTTTGGACATACGGATTTAGATAAAAGAAAAACTTGTCCTAACTTTGATGTAAAGAAATTCGTAAAGGAAGAAATTGGCAATTATATATATTAATACATAAGCATATTTAAAGCGATTAGGAAAATAAAATGAAAGAAATTGACGATTTCACAAAGCTAATTTTAAACGAGTTAGAGCGCAACAGAAATGCAATCGACAAACTAAAGGCGGATATTGATTTAAAATTTGAAGGTTTGCGCCGTGACATTGCTAAGGTGCACACAACCGAGAAAGAAATTCAAGATATAAAAGTTTGGCAAAAAGAGGTAACCGAAACATGGTCGCCCCGACAAATGAAAGAGGCTAAAGACGAATTATACGAACAAAAAAATAAGTGGTCCAAAGCAATAGGGTTATTAATCGCTATTGAATTAGTTGTCGGCTTTATAATTTCTTGGATTTTAAAACAAATTTAGTATGAAATCTTTAAGTAGCATTGAAGAAATCAAAACTTTAAGCGATAAAATTAGCTTGTTATTTAAACAAAATGAGTTGCTAAGGTTGGCAATTAATACCAGCCACGAGGGCATTGCCATACTTAACGAAAATGGCGAGTACATTTATATTAACGAAGCTCATGCAGAAATGTTTGGTTATACGGTTAACGAGTTGATTGGCAAAACGTGGGAAGTGTTATATAAGCCTAATGATGTTGAATATTTTAAAACAATCGTTTTTCCTATTATCTTTGCAAATGGCAAATGGAACGGCAAATATATAGGTTACGCAAAAAATGGCGATGAAGTAAAAGAGGAAGTTTATTTAACTTTGTTGCCTAATAATTACTTAGTTTGTACATGTAGAAATATATGAGAAATTTACTAAAAATAATTAACCCGATTGAGGTTATTAAGGCTTTAAAACAAAGCGATACAAAGACTAAAACAAAAGGCATCGTGCAAATGGGTGGCGGTGGCGTGTTAATGTCCTCAGGCGTAACACTAATTACAGACGGAGCAATCAATCAAAGTTGGTTTGAAATTGTCGGCGGTTCTATTATCTTAATTGTTGGCGTTTACGTTGCCAAAAATTTAACCGAAAAAATAAAAGATATTGGAGGCGATAATAATTAGATACTACACCGACGCAAATTTAACGTTGGGCAAGTTACATATCGGGGATATTGAGTTACATACTTTAGAACGCGGGTGGGTTGATAATACGCCAATGGTTTCCTGTATTCCCGACGGATTTTACAATGTTTTAAAAACATATTCGCCGAAATTTAAAACGATGTTGTACGAGGTTAGGGGCGTACGTGGCCGGGCAGGTATAAGAATACACCCAGCTAACTATTCAAGTCAGTTAAATGGGTGCATTGCTTTAGGTATGGAAGTGACGGAACAAAAAACAATCATGCAAAGCAGAAAGGCACACGCCTTAGTTGATGAAATTCTTAAAAATCAACCGTTTAAATTAAAGATTGAAAATTGGTTTTAAATACATTTGTGATAATCTTCCTCTAGTCGTGGGTTATACTTCATGTATTTGAATTCATCTTTATAATGAATAATACTAGCGTGGTGGCGGTTGATTAGCTCCCCAACTTCTCGCAAAGTATAACCGTTGTTAAGTGCTAAGATTGAGTAAACAATTCGAGCCCTTACAATTTCTTCAAATCGGGTGCGTCCTTTAACTTCCTTTGGGTGTACGTTTAACTTTTCGCATACCATTTCAAAAATGGATATTAAATTGACTTGTTTCGGCTTTAATTTTAAGCCTACATAAATTTGTGGGTGTATCATTTTATACAAAATTTGTTGTTTAATTGTTTTATCATTATTTCAAAGTCAAAAGGATAGCTAGTTTCTTCCATTAATAAATCAAAACAAGCTTCATCGCTCCAATCAGGTTTAAAATACTTCACGTAGTCAATCGGTGTAAAATTGTTTTCTGTGGCGTGTTCTGGTGTTAGTGGTTTCATTTTTTCAAATACTTATCAAGTTCAACTTTATCTAATGCTAAATCAATTTCATTAAGATAACTTTCTACTATTTCTTCATGATGTTCGCAATATCTACTTTTACAATCTTCTAAAATAGACTGTAGAAGATTACGTTTACTAACAGTAAATAAAAGTAATA